CTTCTCGTCCTCGGGCGCCGACGCATCCTCGGCCTTCCGGCGATACATGCGCATTTCGATTTCTTCCGGGTCCACCGGAGCGCCGTCCTCATCGACGACCATCACCTTTTCCATCGTCAGACGCTTGGCCGCAGCAAAACGCTCCGGGCCAACCTGCTTGGCGAGAGTGTTCATTTCACTCTCAAGTTGCGAAAGAGTCACCTGTCGCATTGGTTTGATTCCTTATCAGAGTGCGAACCCACTAGGTCGTTTGGCCTTGCTTATCAGTTCGAGCCTTTCGCTCACCTGCTCAAGCCACTCCAAATGCGCCCCTTTGCGCGGGCTTTTCGTTCATTCTCTAATCTCGAAAGACGATCGAGATAGCCTTCAACCGGGAGTTGGATCGTGATCAAACGCTTCGGCTTGATCTTCGTGTTCAGGAACTTTTCGGCATCACCGGACGAAACCACGCCCTTCTTGATCGCAGAGACCAGCGCTTCGCCATTGGCGGGTAGGGGGGCCACCGACACCTCAAGCAACTTCCACTGGCTATAGACACGCGATACCGCGTCACCATACATCGACTTGTCTTTCTTCGTCGGCTTCCTAACGCCATTTTCCTTCGGCATGAAACCGACCGAAATGCCCTTTACAATCCCCTGACCCACCAACGCCTTGACGAAATCAGGGAAGAATGCACCCTCGAATCCATCTGGCCTCTTGGCGAACTCGATGGTCGCGTCGATCTTGTTGTGCCCACGCTTGATCTGCGTGACCCTGCCGATCGGCTGCGCATAGTCGTGGTTGTAGAACACGATCGGGTTCTTGTCGAACTCCGTCGTATCCATGCCCTGAGAAATCAAAACCTCACCATCACGGTCAATTGATTCCGTGGTGATGACTGCTTCGATCTCCTCCCCGGTGGGAGCGTCGATGTTGGTGTCAAGCAACTTCCGAATAGTCATATGTCTAGATCCAGAACCGGCATCATGTCGCAGCGACAGTTAGGGTGGATTGTTCCGTACGTTTCGATCCCGACCGTCATCACACCACCGGCCATTCCAATGATCGTTTCGCCCTCTTCGTAGAAAGGCTCGTCGATTGGAATCGATCGTCCTATCCCCTCACCAAACTCGAAAAAAGCAGTCTGACAGAACTGGCACGCATCAAACGCCATGAGGAAATGCTTTTGCTCGACAGCGCCAGTTTCCAGCCAAGCATCAATCTGGCCGAGATGGAAGAACCTTGCCGTTTCTGTGCGAGCGATTGTTGCAGCGCGAGATGGGCTAAGTTCGTACGTTTCCTGCAACCACCTGCGGATGTCGTACATGTTCATGTCAGCAGACTGGCCCATGTGGTCCAACTGAGACAACAGCCGAGTCTCTGTATCCGAAAAAATTGCATCGGCTACTTGCTGAACAAGCGCATCGATCTGAGATGCGGTCCGGTCCGATGGTCGGTACACGCCGATTTTTCCGGCACCCTCTCCCATGAGAATTTCCGAAAGCCTGCCTCCGACGGCGCCCGGATTCACTCCCATGTCTCGCACGAGATCCGCGACTCTGAAGTTTCCCGCCGCCATGCCTGCCGAAGCAGCGCCAAGACCAGATTCCAGCAGCATTGACGAATAATCATCGCGCAGGCCGAGAGCGCTTTGAAAAGCCTGCTGCATCAATTGATTTCGAAGTTGATCGACTACCGATCTTACGAACGGATCTTCGATTGACTTTCGGTTCCGCGCTACCGACTCGGCCTGATCAAGCATTTGAAGCAGTACCGACTGAATGTTCCTAAGAACATCCGCCGTGACTCGCTCGATCAATCTTGCAGGAGTGACGGGCTGATTTTCTCTGATGTTGTTTTCAGCGGTCGGAGACAAACCCGGCTGTTTGGCAACGCCATCGAAATCCTCAGCAAGACCCTCGACGCCGATGCGATATGGCGCCGTGGCCTCAGGCCATGCGTACGCCTTGTGAATGCACATCAGTCACCTTCCTTGGAAGACATCTTGCCCTCAATGAATTCGATGATGCTATCAATCAATTCATCCTCCGTCATGTCGGAGAGATTGCCAAGCATCGTCAATTCTGGTTTCGGCTCATCTGCTGACATTGATGGTCTCTCCGGTGTCAAGGTGATAGATAGCAAGTTGGTTGTTGTCGATCGCGATCTGTTTTGCTTCTTCCAGCGATCCGACGACAAGGCTGACATCTAGAAACAAGTTGTTCGTTTCGCCATCCCACCAAGCACCAAGATGGGCCTTGTCTCGTCGCAACAAACCCGAATTCGATGCGGAGTATTCCTTCAGTTTTGCACGAATTGTCTCCTTCCAATTTGCGTCTTCAGTGATTGACTTCATATCAATCGTCAACTCACGATCCTTGAACGGGCTGACTGCATAGCCGCTCTTCACAAGTTTCGACAACCTCGGATTGAAGGTGAATCCTCGCTCGGTAGCAATCTCGTCAACGAGCGATCGGAATCGACCTGATCCACCGTCACCAGAAGCGCAGGTGTTGTCCTCCTTGAATCCTCCGGCGCCGGTGCCGCAATCATCTGGCGCATCTTTAGTCACCAGAGATTTGCTGGTCTTTTTAGCGACCTTCCTGATTGAGAAGAACGCTGGATCTTGAAGCCTGCTCAATTCACTTCCTCCGCTCTGACATACAGAAAACCTTTGGTGCCATCAGCACGAACAACCCACCTCTTGTCAATGATTCTGAATGTCTTGTTTCTGCCGAGAATGACTTCCTGCTCCGAAGGGTGCGCCGACATCCGTGCGGCATAGACTCCGTTTTTTGCCTTGATGTCGTAGACGACGCTGATGCCGCTTCCCGTGAAACTGGTCGCAGTTCCCCAGTCAAGACTGGTAGATGTGAAACTGTTAGTTACGAAATGATCGTCATTGTCCATGTCAAGAGCATCGGACAGGACGCTTCCTAGCCATTTTCTTCCTCCGGCCATTCCCGCAACCGAATTCAAGTTGACACCCCGAAACACTCTGACCGAATTGCCCGATGACATGATCGGCGTTGCGGTCAGATCGTCCAAAGCCTCGACAGTTTCTGTTCCGGCTGAAGCGACACCGCTTGTCGTATAGATGTCGGTCGCCATAATCTTGGCGCCGTGCCGCACCGCACTTGAAATGCTGTCGTACTTTCTTCTGAAATCGGCGTAGTTTTCGGCGTCTTCAAGTTCGCTAGCAGCATTCCAGACCTCTTGCGAAAGTTCATACAACGCCGGTAAATCAGTTCCGTTCGTGTTTCCGTTGGCGGCGCTGATCGCATCGGCAAGATCGTCATGCAGACGTTCCATGTCACTGCCGAAGTTCTCGATCTCGCCAATCTTGTCTAGGTTGTTTGCAATCCAGTCTTCTCTTGCCTTCTGGAAAGCCTCGTCGCTGTAATCGCCGCCGTCTCGGAAGGCATACTGCAACTCCATGTAACTCTGATCTAGAGACTTCATTGTTTCGACATAGGCTCTAGCCTCGTCCGTGTCGAAATAGTCCTCTAGCAGAATCGCTTCGTTCGCGCCGACTTCTCCTTGCTCTCGAAGAACTGCGTTGAGCGTAGCGCTTTCGACCGTGTACCTCCGAACAGCGTTTGCGGCGTCGCTCTGATACTGATCCCAGAGAGGATCATCCTTCCCGTATTTCAGTCGATCGATCGCTTCCCGCTCTTCGTCCGAATGGAGCCAAGGTCGTCCTGAGTCTTCAAACTGGATCGGAACGCCAGCAAACTCTCTTTCGCCCTTCGCGACTGCCGCCGCTAATCCGAAACGAACGGCGTCGGCACTAGAGACATCAATAGATGCAGCCGATTCTCCCGTGGCGCAAGTGTTGTCTTCCTTGAACCCACCGGCGCCAGTACCGCAGTCATCTGGTGCGTCCTTAGTGACGAGCGATTTCGTCATGTTCGGGTTGTCGGGATCAAAGTCCCCATTGTTTCCAATTGAAGACTTGACAAGTTTCGGGTTCCACATGGCGAGCGTCGTGTGATCTCGCTTGCCCGGCTGAAGAGATTCCGTCAACCACATGCCGTCGTAGCCTTCGCTTTGAAGGAACTTCATAACATCTGGTCGTTCGTAGACAATCCAGTTTCCGTATTTGTGATCGCCCTGTTCAATGACCTTGAGCAGATCCGCTCGATTGTCTCGTTCGGCAATCTGACGAATCACAGGCTCAATTAGTTTGTGATCACGAGGCGGATAAAAGGTTTTTTGGGGCGCCGCGTAGACAGGAACAATTCTGATTCCCATCTTGTTGGCGGCATCGCCCGCCCTGCTAAAACCTGTTGCCTGCCGCAACTCTTCGCGGGCCTCGCCCATAATCTCGTCGTACTTTTCGAGATACTCCGTGAACTCTCGGCTGTCTCTTGGAGCGTCGGGCCAATCTCCAATTTCGTCCTTGATGCGTTCATACGCAGGCGCCATCAAATCTCGCTCTAGTTGCTCAATCTTTGCAATTGACGCTTGGACATCCGCCTCTGGATTGCGAAGACCACCGGAACCTTCGGGCCACGTTCCAGCGAATTCTGGGTTTGTGGTCAAGAAGTAAGGCGCACCCTCATAACGAGTGGAGCCAGCGAACTCTTCGAATCCACGCTTTGTCCCGTGAAAAAGC